TAAGGAGCAATAATGGAAAAAGTAATAGTAGATTGCAGCACAGGGGAAACAACCATTGTTCCCTTAACTGCCGAGGAAATCGCACAGGCAGAGGCCGATAAAGCACAGGCCGAGGCTGACCGACAGGCGGCAGAGGCAGAGGCACAGGCGAAGGCAGCTCAAAAAGAAGCCATTGCCGAGCGCCTTGGCCTAACAGCAGAGGAACTTGCAACCCTGCTTTCCTAATGATTTATGAATGCGAAGACATCATCCGCACAATTGATGATCATATAGACGAATTTGAAAACTTGGGGTTTCTGCTAAAGGAGAAAAATGGCTTCCTCGAACTCAATTACTGTCACATCAACAGGAGTTCTCATCATTGAAACCTATGGTGAGTATCGTGATGTCCACCTTCGCAATGTTGGTTCTCACGCAATGTATGTCGGCGGGCAAGGCGTGACTACTGCCAATGGTTTCGCCATTCCTAAAGATGCTTACATCGATTTCAGAATGGCACCGAAGTCGCAGTTGTATGCCATAACAAGCAACAATGAAACTGGCACTGCCTCGATGTTATTTATGGAGCCATAAGATGAGCGCAACCGATTGGGCAAGCTTCATTGTCGCCCTCATCAGCATCCTCGGCTCAACCGCCTTTGGAGTAAAGTGGCTCGTCAAGCATTATCTCAATGAACTCAAGCCTAATGGGGGCAGTTCAATAAAAGACAAAGTGTCAGTCCTAGAGGATAAGGTTGACTTCTTAACCGACCTAGTGAAGCAGGCATTGAAAAAATAATGTGTTCGCAACTTGATAAATTCTTAGAAGTGGCAGCAGGCGAGGTTGGCTACATCGAAGGCCCTGCCGATAACCAAACAAAATATCAGAAGGCAAATCAGCCTTGGTGCGGAGCCTTCGTCAATTGGTGCGCAAAGCAGGCAGGTATAAAAATCCCTGATTGCACTTACACACCGGCAGGGGCAAAGGCGTTCGCCGATGCGAAGCGTTGGCAGGTCGTTGCCGAGGCCGAGCCGATGCCAGGGGATTTGGTTTTCTTCGACTTCCCAAATGATTCACTTGACCGCATTTCCCACATCGGCATCGTTGAGCAAGTCAAGGACAATGGAACTGTTGTCTGCATTGAAGGCAACACCGCCCCCGACACTAAGGGCGATCAGCGCAATGGCGGGCAAGTTGCCCGTAAGATACGCGCCTACAAAGTAAAGAATCGTGGCAAACTCAAGCCATCTCTGCCAGTGTTCATCGTGGGCTTTGGCAGACCTAAGTTCAAGGAGTGCAAATGTTCGACAAAGAAAAAGCAGTCGCAATCGCCTCAACCTATGCAAGAGCAGGGGCCGCTTCAGTAGCAGCTCTCTATCTTGCAGACCCTTCCCGCCCTCTTAAAGATTACCTTGCTGCATTCATCGCAGCAGTCATTGGCCCTGTGCTAAAAGCCATTGACCCAAAGGCGACAGAATTTGGTCGCGGAAGTAAGTAGAGAAATGAATCGGGGGAAGATTTTGGATGAGGCCAAACGCCTCACCGCAACGGATCGTCAGAGTATTTATGGCGACCCTTATGTGAATCACAAACGCATCGCAGACCTGTGGAGTGTTTATCTTGAAACTGAGATAAGCCCTTCACAGGTCGCTTTGTGTTTATGCCTTGTCAAAATTGCTCGGCTAATAGAAACACCTGACCACCTAGATAGCATCATCGACTTGGCGGCTTACACCGCTATTTATGGGGAAATCAATGATAGTGAAAAATAACCTAGTGCTTGTGCCAACTAGAGGCAGGCCAAAAAATGCAGTTGAAGTCTTGCAAGCACATAGAGAATTTTCTTGTCGCTCTGATTTGCTCTTTGTTGTGGACAAAGATGATGATGAGATAGTCAATTATCGAAGCTCGGTCGGCGTTGAATACATCTTAGAAATCGAAAACACGACAAGGGGAATGGCTTATCCTGTCAATGTCGCTGCCAAGAAGTATGTCAATGAATATGACTTTTTCACCTTCATCGGCGATGACCACAGATTCAAAACGCCTGATTGGGATATTGCATTGAGCAGAGCGATAGGCACCGCCCCTGGCGTGGCTTATGGCAATGACCTCTTGCAAGGTGAGAACTTGCCAACTGCCGTGATGTTGTCAAAAGCCATTGTCAGCGCCCTCGGCGGGATGGTGCCACCGAAACTTCGCCACTTATACCTTGATAACTTTTGGAAGCGACTAGGTGAAGACCTTGGAAATCTCGTCTATTTGCCTGAAGTAATCATTGAACATCGCCATCCGATAGCAGGCAAAGCTGAGTGGGATGAAGGCTATCGCTTGGTCAATGCCCGCGAGATGTATTCATTCGATGCCTTGGTCTATGACAATTACATCAAGAGCGAGGACTACCAAGTTCTCTTGCGAGATTTATCTAAATGAGAGCAATTGCCTTCTCGCTATATGGCAATAATCCGCGCTACAACATCGGAGCTATCAAGAACGCAATCCTTGGCTCGCGTTATTTTCCTTTTGAGGATGGTTTCCGTCTAGTTTTCTATTGTGGACAAAGCGTTGAAGAATGGGTCATCAGCACCTTGAATCTTGTCAAAGGCGTGAAGATTGTCAGGATGAGTGAGGCAGAAGATAACACTGCAAGGCTTTGGCGTTATCTTGCTTTTTCTGACCTGCAATTTGAAGTTGTCATCTGCCGTGATGCCGATGCTCGCCTTTCCTTCCGTGACCGAATCGCTCACGAAGAATGGGAGCAATCAGGTCTTGATTATCACATCATCAAAGACCATCCAATCGGTCACAACTATCCAATAAGCGCAGGGATGTTTGCAGGCAAGACCGCCAAGTTGCGAGATATGGCAGAACTAATCGCATCAGATAACCCTGGCGATTTCTACACAACCGACCAAACGTTTCTTGAATCTGTAATTTATCCAAGGGTCAAGGATTCAGTCCTTATTCACGATCCGTTTTACAACACACCTATTGAGGGCAAGTCAATTAGAACAGGCATTGCCTTTGATGCTCCAACTCGCCTCTCTCATATAGGCGCAGCTCTTGATGAGAATGACCGCTTTATCTTTAGGATTGACCGAGAGGCTCAATTGGCAGAAGCCAACACTGAGAAATATAAGTATGAGAGCGACAGGTGGGGGAAATGAAAATCCTGATAACAGGCGATGAGGGCTTTGTCGGCACTAACTTCAAGAAGCATCTTGATACCAAGAACAACCAAATCACCGGCATTGACATAAAGAATGGGCGCGATGTCCGTGACTTCTTTGCCAAAGATGACACCAAGTTTGATGTCGTCATCCATCTCGCGGCCATTGTCGGTGGCCGTGCCACCATTGAAGGAAATCCTTTGGCAGTTGCCTCTGACTTGGCCATCGATGCCGACTTATTCCAATGGGCGCTTCGCACTCGCCCTGGTCATTTGGTTTATTTCTCATCCTCTGCTGCCTATCCGATTTTCTTGCAACGCGCTGAATACAAACAGAAGTTGAAGGAATGGGATATAAACCTTGACCACATAAGAACGCCTGACTTGACCTATGGATGGGCAAAGCTATCGGGCGAGAAACTTGCCTCTTATGCTCGCGCCGAAGGTTTGAACATCACCATCCTTCGCCCATTTTCAGGCTATGGCACGGATCAAAGCCTTGACTATCCATTCCCTTCATTTATCAAGCGAGGCAAAGAGAAGGAAGCGCCTTTTAATGTTTGGGGCAAAGGAACACAGGTGCGCGACTTCATCCACATTGAGGACATTGTAAGAGCTACTTTTGAGGCAATAACAAACAAAGTTGAGGTTTCTAATCTCTGCTCAGGTAGAGCGACATCTTTTATTGAATTGGCAGAACTTGTGATGATGCAGGCAGGTTATTTGGCTGAAATAAAAACCAACCCGACTGCACCTGTTGGGGTTGCATATCGGGTTGGCGACACTCGCAAAATGCTCTCCTTCTATGAGCCTCGCATCTCTTTGGAAGAAGGCATTGACCGAGCCTTGAAGGGCATTTAGAACTCGCGCTCCATCTTCTTGATTGTTCGGTTGATGTATTTAGGTGAAGCCCAATCCATAAACCATTGCGGAAAGATGACCGCACTTGGTTGGCGCTTTGGCATAAATAACACCATCAGAAGTGGAATCCAAAAGCCATAGAAGGCTGAGAGGAAAGCCCAAAAGAAGATGTTTCTTCCAATTGCGAAGGCATAGAAGGCAGTGAAGAAAACGATAAGCAAATCCCATCCATTCATTTAGCACCATCCCATCACAGGGGCAGGCTCAATGTCTTTGACAACTTCATAGAACTTGCCGTTTTCGTGCATTGAACCTGCGGTCACTACATAGCCATTGAACTTAATATCAACGCCATCGCGCAATTTGCCAGGATATGTGGGCGCAGTAGCTTGATAGTAGAGATGCAGACCATCGCCTGTTTCAACTGTAAATGTGTTGGTATCTAAGCCTTCAGTGCTTCCGCCATTTCGATAGTCAACATCAAAGACAACAAGACCTGATGGCGCACAAGCAATGGCAATGTTTAGAAGCGGTGACTTGCTAAACCATTTATTGACAACCTTCGGGTCATTGCTCGCCGACTTATAGCCTTGCTTTGCTATTGGGAAGAATGGCGTTTTCTGTTGCGGATAGCAAGGCATCACATACCAACCGCGTTCGGCAAAGGCAGTTGCAATTTCGGCGGTCGTCATTTGATGAACTCCTTTAAGAAGTCATTGATGGCTTCTGACACTGTCTTGCCTTCTGACTTTGCCTTCGCCTGCGCCCTTCGCCACAACTGCTCTGAAACTCTAATCGAGCGAATCTTTTTCATTATGCACCAACCTTTTCATTGCAGGCAACTCTGTCGCCTGTTTGGCTATTTGTGACAATGATTGAATCATCTTGCAAATCCCAACGAAGCAAGACTTCCTCACCTGCGCATCCACCTAAACATTCGCCATATTGATTTGCTGATTCAATTTCATCAGCATCTTGACTTGACCAATTACAGACTAAGCAAGTGACTTTGGAGATATTCTTTTTCATTATGCACCAACCTTTGTAAGCAATCCAGCTTCTATAATGCGTTTTTCTAATTCCACAAAACTTAAATGACTGAATTGTTCAGGATTATATTTGCGAATTAAATGCATCTTTGCATCTTTAAGTGAATTGAATTTATTACCTAAAAATTGACCATCAACTTCTGTGATATACCAACCAGCAGAACCACGACCCCATAATTCGCTGGACTCGTATTTAGCAATTCTCTCACCTGTTGATGCTACATACTCCTTAAAGTCATCTTTTACAAATGTTATTATCTGTATCATTATGCACCTACCTTTGCAAGAGAGTTGAGTTCGCATTGAAGTTCATAAACTGCCATTTCAAAATTATCAATGTCGCGAATATGTATATCTGTTGCAACTGCTTCTAAACGATTGCTAACTGTGAAATCTGTATTGTCGTCATTCCAAATCAATTCGCGGCTTACAAGATAAAGACGAAACAATGCTCCGTCTTTGTAAGCACGAATGTGACCATCTGAAGTTTTTGCATAGCATTTGCCAAGTTCTGTTGCGTATGTTGTTTTTCTCATCTGCTTCTTCCGTTTCTTGAAGCTACTACCTTTCACTTCAATAGGATAAAACTAGCGGTTGTGTGGGCGTTTGTCCATACACTACTCATTGAAGCTCCCTGCGTGTCGCCCTAGGATGTCAGCCCTTCCCCTCATACTTAGGGCAACACGAAAGGGGAATTATGCAATACGCACTATTCGGCGGTCTAATGGCCGTTTTAGGGCTTCTGTGGGCTATTTTAGCCCTCCACGATGACCCATTGAGAGAAGGTATCAGACAGGCGCAGGCGTGGTCTAAAAGCCAAAACAGGCTCAGGAAGGTGCTTTCTGAATGAACCTATTTTCAGTCCACAACGCCTCTGATGGCTCATTTGTTGTCTATTTAGAAGAACAGGATGCCAACCTAGACCTCTTGGAAGATGTCGTGGGTCAGGTGCCTTTGTTGGCTTTATCTCGCCTGGCAGAGCATTCTCGCCTAGAAGTTATCAATCAACCTGAAGCTGCAAGGCTTCTTGACAAGGTTCGCCAGCAATTGCCTGATGTCACAGTCAAGGTCGCGCAAATCAATGAGGATGAGGCGTTGGCATTGGCCGAGGCTCTTATCGATTCAGTGAAGTTTGCCCGCGCCATCGCCGGTCGCCCGATGAAACTGGAGTTGGTTAAATAATGGCCAATCCGAATGGTCGCAAAGGCGCTGCATTTGAAATTGGAGTTCTCAAGTGGTTGCGATCTCGCGGTGTCAATGCAGAGCGTTTGCGATTATCGGGTAGCAGAGATGAAGGCGACATCATTGCCATCATCGCAGGCAAGAGCTATGTCCTTGAATTAAAGAATCGCAAATCCATTTCATTGCCGACCTTTTGGGATGAGGCTGTGGCTGAAGCGAAGAACTTTGCTAAGGCGCGGGGCCTGAGCCAAACCCCACCGGCATTTGTTGTTGTTAAGAGAAGAAACTCATCAATTGAG